CCGGAGCCCACGCCAAGCAGTCGCTGGTCGATCGCCTGGCCAAGGGTGGCGCCGACGGCGCGCCCGATGACCGTGCCCGACAGGCCCAGGATCGACCCCCCCGCCGCACCGCCAAGTGCGGCGCCCGCCGCTGACAAAAGCAAAGTCGCCATTACTTCTCCGGGTCTGGAAAACGGAAACATCCGGCCAGACGGCCGGAAAAGACCCGCAGCGGGGTCCGCACCACCCCACGCCCGGAATAGGCGTGGATGAAACTGTCCGGCGTCTCCAGCACGCCGAGATGTTTGGCGATGGCGCCGCCGCGCATCCGGAACAGAAGCACGTCGCCGGGTTCGGGGCTGGCCGCGGGTGTGAGGTGACGCAGGCAGGCCGCCTGCAGCACTTCGTCGCCCCGGGCTTCGCCCCAATCTCTCGTATAGGCGGGAACCGGTTCCGGCTCCTGCCCGACGAGTTCCCGCCAGATGCCGCGGACAAGGCCAAGGCAGTCGCTGCCGGTGCCTTTGAGGCTCGCCTGATGGCGGTAGGGCGTGCCGAGCCATTCGCGCGCGATGCGCACGACCTCTTCATTGGCCATCACGCAGGCTCCCGCCATCGAGCTTCCGGCCCTTGTAGGGCACGGCCATGATCCAGTCCTCCCCCGGAAGATCAGGAAAGCCGCGGAAGTTGTTGAGATTCTGGAACTTGGTCCGGCAGATCTCGGAGGTCTTGCCACATCCCGGCGTCAGTTTGACACTTTCGCCCGCTGCCATCGGCAGCTCCTGCCACAGTGTCAGGATGCGCGCCTCGGATGGCCCGCGGTCCTGCTTGATCGTCGCCCGCCGTCCGTCGGCGAAGACAAGCGTGCCGCCCGTGAATCGCCCGGTTTCCCCCGCCGCGGCCAGGACCAATTCGCCCGGCGCGGCTTCGATGACCACGCTGTCCACGGTCAGGGCCGCAAGCGCCACCCCGCACCGGCTGTCGCCCAGCACGGCATCACAACGCCGCAGATAGGCCCGGCCGAGGGGCAGGTTCAGCTTTGCGGAAAGGCCCCGCAGCTCTGCCTCGAAGGCAAGCGGACCCTGGCGGATCTCACCCAGGCTTCCGGCAAAGACCCGCAGGTTCTGCCCCGGCTCCTGCCAGTTGACCCACCAGAGGGTGACCGCGGCGCCGTCCCATTTTCCCAGCGCGATATCTGCGGCCTTGATCCGGTCCGAGGTCAGGGCGCCCCGGACCATGGCATTGTCGACCGAAAGCCCGGTTGAGCTCTCGATGGCGCCGCTTTCAAAGCCGCTGACCGCCTCGCAGGTCACCCCATCGACGACAAGGGGCGCGTCGTGATCGGTGAAACCGAAGACAGCGCCATCGGCCCGGCGCAGGATCCAGGCCCGGCACAGCGTCGTCGCCCCGCCGTTCAGATGCGCCTGCAGCGCGGGTTCAATGCTGCGCATCAGACCTTCACCTCAAGCACCGGCACGGACGGGACGGCACCGGCCCCGAAACCCTCGGCACTGATTTCGAGGCGGTCGGTGGCGAAACGGACCGGCACGTCGAATTCGAATCCGGCCGAAATGATCGCCCCCGGTGGCGGCGGCAGGCCGAACGTGACCATCCCGCTCGCCCCATCCATCGCGAAATCGGTGCCTTCCACCAGTTCCGTGCCGGCAAGTGCCAGCCGCAGCGACCCCGCAACCGGTTTGCGGATCGGGCGCCGGTAACTCCCCTCGCCCGACGAATAGGTCTTGTTCAGCTGAAAGACCGTCGTCGACCCGTCCCCTTCGCCGATGTCCTGGTCCATCGCCGTGACCGGTGCCGAGGGAAGCCCGGTCTTGAAATCCGCCCAGTCCTTCCAGCGAAACCCGTATAACTGCCCGTGCCGGGCCTCGAAAAAGGCGATCAGCACGGCGATATCGTCCATCGACCTCAGCCCGAGCCCGGCATCATACCTTCGGCGCGAATGCGCCCAGGGCGAGTTCCGCTCCTCGTGCCCGTTGCTGAGCGTGACGATCTCGGTCCGCCGCTCCGGGCCGCCCGAGGATCCAAGCGACAGGGAAGAGGGAAACCTGACCTCGTGGAAATTCATGATCACCTCAAAGGTTGCGGTTGCCGCGGGACAGCGCCCGGCTGATCCCGGCCGCGATCTGCGACTGCGACCGGCGGAATCCCTCGACATCCGGCGTCGCGATGTTGATCGTGACCTGGGTGCCCTGCCCGCCGCCCGCGCGGATGCCGAGCTTCCCGTCGGCACCCCGGGCCAGCGGCAGGATCGCCTCCGGCCCCGCTTCGCCCATCAGGCCGGTCGCGCCCCGCATCGGAAAGAAGGTCGGTCCCGACACGACCCCGCCCTCGGCAAAGGGCATGACGCGGCCGGCGCTGAAGGCGGCCCCGTTGGCAAAGGGCAGAATCCCGCCCATCAGGGCGCCAAGACCCTTGCCGATCACCCCGCCAAGGGCATGTGTCACCGGCGTGATCGCGGCATTGTAGGCCGACTGGGTCACGCTCCGGCCGATCCCGCCCAGCACGTCCGAGAGTTTTGCCCCGTCGAAGATCAGGTCGTCAAAGGCCGACTTCAGGCTGGCATTCAGCGACCGGCTCAAACCCGCCGCCTGCGCCCCCGCCGCCTGCATCGCCCCCTCCATCGCATCGAGTTCGGCGCGAAAGGCCGAGGTTGCCGCTTCGGTCCCGCCGATCGCGCTTTCGAGTTCGTCCGCGATCATGGCGAGCCGCTCGGCTTCAGTCTCCAGGTCGGTCATTCTCTTCCTCCAGATCGGGATAGCGGGCGATCAGCAAATCGAGCCCCCGCCGCGACAGCGCGCCGCCCTGCCGGTCGATCCCCGCCATCAGCGCAAGTTCGGCCGGGGTCAGCCGCCAGAACACGTCGGGATCGAGCTTCAGCCGGCCCAGCCCCAGGCGCATCAGCCCGGGCCAGTCGAGCCCGGTCATTCGCCGGGCAGGGCAAAGGTCACGCGCAGCAGCCGCGCGGCGGCCTTCGCGGCGCCGATCGCCCCGCCCGCAAGTTCGGCGAGGTCGAGAACCTCGGCGGGCATCTGCACCCCCGCGCCTTTCAGCCCGGCCCGGATCAGCAGCAGGAGGTCGCGCGCCGAGAACCTGCCGCTTTCGAATTTCTCGGCGAGTTCGACCAGCGACTTGCAGCCAAGTTCCGCCTCGAGCTCGGCCAGAACCCCGAGCGGCAGGCGCATGGGATGGGTCGTTCCGTTGATCGTCAGTTCGGCCTCGCCGCGATAGGGATTGGCCATCAGATCGCCGTGAAGGTCAGCGCCCCGGCCGAGGCGAGCGAGAGTTCGTAGACCGCCTCGCCGTCATGCTGGCCGGAATATTCGATCGCCGAAATCTGGAACGGACCTTCGATGATGCCGAAATCCGGCACGATGACCTGGAATTCCGGGATCGTCCCGTCAAAGAAGATCTGTCTTGCCCGTTCATCGGTATCGGCATCGCGGAAAACCCCCGATCCGCTGATCGCGGCGGAACGGATGCCGGCACCGGCCAGCAATTCACGCCAGCCGCCGCTGCTGTCGAGCGTGGTGACATCGACGGTCTCGGCATTGAAGGCGATGCGGCTGGCCCGCAGGCCCGCGACGGTCTGGAACGTGCCCGAACCGCTCATGTCGATCTTGATCAGTAGGTCCTTGCCTTTTTGCGCGGCCATGTTGCTCTCCGTTTCCTTTCAGTCCGCGCCGGATCAGCCCGGCGGGCGTCAAATCGTGTCCTCGGTGGTGGCGCGGAAGCGCAGGGCGATCCGGCGCAGATCGGGCGCCTCGCCCCGTTCCGCCCGGGCCCAGACGAACCGCAGGTTGGTCACAAGGCCCCGTTCCAGCACCAGTTGGGATCCGGTCAGAACCTGCGTGACCCGGGCAGAGGCCGCCTTCACGGCGGCAAATCCGTCGCCCGGGCCGACGACCGAAACCGTGAAATCGTGCTGCGCGCCCTCGTGGGTCGTGCTGCCATGTTCGCGGACCACCTCTTCGCCGATCAGGGCGAAGGGTCCGGCGGGCGCGCCCGGCGGCGCGGCGTCATGGATGCCCGCCGGCAACAAGGCGGCCAGGTCCGTATCCGCCGCCAGTTCCGCGTAAACCGCCTTTTGCAGGCCGAAGCTCATCGCCAGGGTCATGCCAGGATCTCCCGTGTTTCACAGATCAGGAACCGCCCTTCGGTTCCCGCTTCGGCCACGGTCAGAATCTCGAAGATCCGCGCGCCCTCGCGGAACCGGTCGCTTGCCCGGGGCCGGGAGTCCGCGCCCGGCAGGCTCGACCGGATCAGGATCGTCGCCCGGTTCTCCGCGATCTCGCGCCCGTTGTCCTGCCGTATTCCGGCGCCTTTCGTCCGGACCTCGGCCCAGTGGCGGCCGCGTTCGGTCCAGCCGCCCTGCCGCCCGCCAAGCCCGTCCGGCACCCCGTCGGGGCTTTCGAGGATCAGTTGCCGGTTCAGAAGGGGTTCGCGCCTCACCGCATCACCCCGAGCCGGATGTCGCGATAGGGCGTCAGCAGCGCCAGCACGTTCAGCGGCACCGTTTCATCGCCTGCGTTGCGGTGTTCGTAATAATGGGCCGCCAGCTGAAACACCGCCTGGGCGAGGTCCCGCGGCACCGCCGCCCAGCCGTCGCCGTAGCCGCCGACAAAGGTCACCTCCGCCACGCCATCGGTTGGAAAGCCGGGCAGATACCCGCCCGCGCCGCGCAGTTTCGGCCGCCGGCCGTCGCGGATCAGCAGGAACGTGCCCGGCGGCACCGGAATCTCCGCCCCCGCCCGGTCGCGCAGGGCCACCGTCTCCAGCGCCGTGACCGGGGCAATCGGAAAAACCTGGCCTTCGGCATCGGACCAGCGCGTCAGGGTCCACAGAAAGCGGCGCGACAGAAGCGCAAGCCCGATCCTTGCCTCGACCGCCGCCATGGCGGCGCGCAGACAGGTTTCCAGCAGAGCGTCCTGGGCACCGTCGTCGGCAAACCCCTGGCCCAGCCGCAGGTGCCGGGCGAAATCCGCAACCGGGATCTGGGCCGAAGGCGGCGACCCGAGTTCGTTCAGCATCGTCGTTCTCCGTGAATGCAAAGGGCACCCCCGCATCGCCGGGGCGAAGCGCCGCGGCTGGGGACAGGACGCGGGGGTGCGGAGGCCCGCCCCGGAAAGGGCGGGCCGATCGCGGGAAACCGGGCGATCGGCCCGGCGGCCTGTCAGCTCACCGCGATTTTCAGAAGTTTGATCGCCGCGAAGTCCGAAACGTCGCCGCCGACCCGTTTGGTCGCATAGAACAGCACGTTGGGCTTGGCGCTGAAGGGATCGCGAAGGATGCGCAGGTCCGGCCGCTCGGCCACGGTATAGCCGGCGCCGAAATCGCCGAAGGCGATGGCGTAAGTGCCGGCGCCGACATCGGGCATGTCCTCGGCGATCAGGACCGGATAACCCAGAAGCCGCGCCGGCTCGGCCGCCGCAAGCCCGTCCGACCAGAGGAACCGGCCGTCGGAGTCCTTCATCTTTCGCACCGTACCGGCAGTCTTGGAGTTCATGACGAAGGTGCCGTTCGCGCGGTAGCGCGCGCCGAGCGCATAGACCAGGTCGATGATCGCATCGGCCGGGCTGGTCGCGTTGAAATCCGAGGCCGCACCGGTGGGAACATAGCCCAGCGAGCCCCAGGTCCAGCTTCCATTGGCCACCTTGCCATGGGCCAGGAAGCCTTTCGGCTTGTCGGTGCCGTCGCCCGAGACGAAGGCCAGACCCTCGGCCCGGGCAAACTTGTCGGCAATCCGCGCGGCCAGCCAGGATTCGACGTCGAAGGCCGCATCGTCGAGCAGGCGCTGGCTCGACTTCGGCAGGGCCGAGAGCTCGTGCAGCGGAATGGTGATCCGTTCGATCTGCGGCGTGCCCGTCTCGGTCTGGGCGGCAGTCTCGTTGGCCCAGCCCGCGCCGATATCGGTGGTGTCGACCAGAACGTCATAGGCGGTGGATTCGACATTCACCACATTGGCGATGCTGCGGATCGAACCGGCGCCGCGCAGCACCGTCGCGATCTTGTCGGCGATCTGGCGGACGACAAGGTAGCCGCCGTCGGCATTG